ACATCACTTGGAGCATTTGTGTTGCCCAAACTGTCAAAATAGAAGTAGCCTTCCACAGCATTTATTTGTATGTTTCCAGCGTCTGTGAGCGCCTGTACTACACTGGCATCCAAATATGTATTACTTATACTGCCAGTTCTTAATATAATATTATTGCCACTGGTGTCCAAAACAGGATCACTGCCATCTATAACTGTGACAGGATTTATTTGAACATTGGCAGTCCAGACGTGAGCACTACTTATAGTGGAAAAGTCACTGATACCTCTGTCATTACCTGCTTTTGCTTTGTAATAATATGTTCCTGTATCTAAACCTCTGATTTGGAACTCCACATCTGTTCCTGTTCCAAATGTTGTGGATGTTTTCTTTCTGGCTAATAGTTTTGGACTGGCAAATCCTGAATCTGTGCTACTCCATAGTTCAACCGTGTTGTATATACCACTACTTGCCATTGTGGTTGTGACATCAAATGTTGGAGCACCTGCTAAACTTTGTTCATTATCCACAACGGGTGTGCTGGGTGCTGATAATCTATTGAATAGTTTTATGTCACTATTTGGTGCTGGAGTAAACTCTGTGATTGGTTCCACCGTGTAAACATCAGCATTGTATTCCACAGCAGTGACGTCTACCTGTATCATACCTGTGTCATCTGCTTGTTCCACAAGTTTTAATATTCTGTATTCTTTGTTGTTTTGTCCATATACATCAGGTTCATATAGTTTTATGACATCACCAGCATCCAGTTGTAATCCTGTATAATCCAGTGTAAAGTTTACCACAAGTTCTTCACGCAGTTGTCTCAGTTCCTGATTTGCCAAATATTTTGCTTGAACATCATTGTTCACAAACTCATATCTTATTTTTTGTTGATTGTCCCGTTCATTGGCTTCTCTGAGATTACTTGGATAATCTATAGTCACATAGTTGTTTTGATCCTTTTTGTATTTGTCAGGGTATTCTGCTTCTATGCTGTTTATGGTGTCACTTAATCCTATACTTGCGAAGTTTATACTGCCTATAATGTTTTCTGCGTTTGCCACAAAAGCATTTGCCAGTGTTGCGTTTGCCACTGCTTTGTTTGGTGTTATTTTCCATTTGCCCTGTTTTACATCAAAACCAAAGAAACTATTACAGGCTGTGAGCAATCTATCCAAGTTTGTTCTGATGTCTTCTGCTGTATTGGCTACACCATTGATAGTGTATCTTTTCTGTGTGGCATTTGCTCCATCTTTATCCACAAAACTTATGAGTTCATCACTATAACTGGATAGTGTGCTGATTGAAGTCATATCTATGTCACTATTTGAAATATTGGCACCATATATAGGGCTATTCAAATAATCAACTATAACATTACCTGGATTGTTTAGACTGTTATTGAGTTCATATGTCATTGTGCCCAAACCAGTCAGTTGTGCTTCTGGATCAAATGTTATTTGAACTACAGAAAATATTGTGCTGGAACCAGCATAATCACTATTTGCCCAACCACTAACCACATTGTAAGCATCTGTGCTGGAACCCTGAATAGTATTGGCACTGCTACCATCACCATCCCATACCCAAACTTTTACATTACCTGCGAAGTCTGTGCTACTTGTTCCATCTTCATCAACGGTGCTTGTGACTGTTTCATTACCACTAAACACTAATCTTTTATTATTGAAATATATATTACCCAGTGTTGTGCTACCTGATGTTTTTTCACTGAGTGTTATAACATAAGTCATTTGCTGACTATTGCTACTCATATAAGCATCTGTGACTATACCATTTGTTATAACATTACCATAACATATGGGCACACTATAACTGGGATTTGGTGGCAACTGAACTCTGACACCTGGATTTAATCCATTTCTACCTGGTATATCAGGAGTAAGGGCTCTTGTGACACCTTTACTTACACCTGCCACAACTGCCGCTGTGGCCACTGCCGCCGCCGCATAGGCTGCCGCTGTTCCATATACAGTTGTTCCCAACTGGGCACCAACTAATAGTTTTCCTAAGAAATAGTTAAATGTGTTTGCTATGGCTGTAAATACTGACATCTATACTCCCACATAGGCATAATGAGTCTCAATGGGTTGCCAACCTTTATTTGTGAGATTCATTTTGGGTGAGTTTGATAATAAAGCAAGACTCATACTGGTTATGTCTCCTCGCTCTATGAGTTTTTCACCCTGTTTTACATATTCTTTATATAATCTAGCACCTGCTGATGTATGTCTATATTCAGGTTCCACCCACCAAACTATTTCATTTAATACTTTGACATTGGGCAACCACAGATTGGGTGCTATCATACCCATCATTACACCAACTATTTTATTGTTTTCCTGTGCTACCAGTATGATACCTGCTTTTGATATCATATCCAGTATTTTGAAAATGTGATGTTCATTGTATTCAGGTGCTTCTTTTTGTATTTTTTCAAAAGGCTGAAAGTCTGCGAAATGTCTCAAACAATCTACTATTTGTTGATGATCTATTCTGTGTGCTAATCTTACTTTCATTATCTATACTCTTTGTGCCGCTGATGTATTAGATCCGCTATTACCACTTCCACCGCCACTTGAGCCTGTTGTGCCTTCTGGATAGTTTTTACCAAAATCAAACTGCGTATTCATAAGTGTTTGAGTTCTATCCCAACTGGGATCATTTGGAAAATATTTTTTCATACCAGCACCATTGGTTTTTCTGCCTGACAGATTGTTTTCCAAAATCCTGTTTATATTACTACAGGTAAGTGTCACACGAGTCACAGTGTCCATACCAAACTGCTCTCTGTCTTCATCTAATGCGAAGTTTGTGATGATACCTTTGTATCGTCTTGTCACTGTGCCACCTGCTAAGTTTCCATTGGCTTCTATAAAGCCTCTGAATATTTCTATGGGTGCGCCTTTTATTTTTGTGTTTAATATTAAATCTATATAATCAACTTCACTGGGTATTCCTGAAAATACTATACCAAGTTCTCCATTATTCACACGAACTTCATCCTGAAAGTCTGTCATACTGAGAAAACTACCCAAGTTTGTGTAATCATTACCATCAATAGTGTAAGGTTTATAAGTGTCTGCCACATAATACACATTGCCTTCTATAGGACCCAGTTTAATGAAAACTGCTGGTGCTATATTGTCAGTGCTTATGCCTTCAACAGTTGAACTAACACTTGGCATTATTGAACTACCTCTATGAATGTGAATGCGTTATCAAATGTAAAGAAACCACCTGGAATAAGTGTATGTGTTGGCATACCCAAACATTTGACGTGGAATGTGCTGTTGTTTGCTACATTTAATCCAGCACCTATAATACTGGTGCCACCATCAGCACTTGCGTCAAATATATTTCTATGTACTGGCACTGTGACCAAATCCAAACTTACATCTGCTCCTGTGACTTCTGCTGTGACATTGTATGAATATCTGCTGTTGCTGGGTTGTATGTAATCACCTTTTGTGAATATAACATCACCACTGGGTATTGTGCCTACCGCTAATGTTGATAACACTAGATTACTACCTGTATAACTATTGATTACTATGTTTGCTAAATCAGGTGTTGATAAATCTCCCAAATAACTCATTATATAACCCAAACTGGCATTTGGACTAAGTGTTATTTCTTCTTCCACTGTGCCATTTTTGCTGTTTAAGTCTTCAAGTAAATCTCTGTTTGTGAGATAATCAAAAGGTCTATCACATAATACATCAAATCTGTATATACTGGGACCTCTTGTTGCTGTTTTTAATCTATTACTTCTGCTGATTGTGGCAGATGTTATAGGCATTTTATTCACTGTTATTGCTGTTGCGTTATTGATTATTGTTTGAAAACTCATCTAAAATCTCCTGCCACTGGGTTGTTGATTCTGTGCCCTTTGGACTAAACTATTGATGATGCCGGGATCTTGGCTCAAAAGTTGAGCAAAACTTCTAGGGTCAACAGCATTTATATTGTATGTGATATTTTGTCCACCCATACCTCTGAGTTGATTGTTTGGCATAATAGTTCCTGCTGATCCATTCGGATAGAAGACCTCGGGTCCTGCTTCTCCCACGATCACTGGTCCCGTTCCATTTACAGCACCACCTATAGCCGCTTTCTTTGTTTTGCCACCACCTATACTCATTGCTCCACCTGCCGAGAAACTGATTGGTATGCCAAAAGCACCAAATATAGCACTTAGAAGTGGTTGAATAACTGCTAATCTTAATGCTTCTGCTATAAGTTTTGTGACTATCTGTTTGAAAAAGCCTTCAAATGTATCAAGAGCACTTTTACCTTCCTGTAGGCCTTTGACTAAGTCCATACTTAGATTTTGGGCACTATTGCTAAAGAACTTGAAGAACTCTTCTGCCACTGGTGCTATTTCATCACCAAACTTGTCTTTTAATATATCTAAACCAGTCACTGTGCCATTACCTATGGCAAATCCAGCGTCTTCTCCTACTTCTTTACCGGCTTCTACTATTTTTTCTTTGTTGTCTCTGAGTGCTTGAGCACCTTCATCAATGGATTCTATAAATCCTGCTACCATTGTTCTGGCATCTGTTCTTATGTTGAGAGCATCTGATATTTCTTCACCTGCTCCTTGTAGAGCACCTATACCCTCTTTTCTTACTGATTTTGCGGCTTCATTTATTCTACCAAAGAAGTCTTCAACACCAGTATCACCTGTTGTTAAACTTATCAGTTTACCTATTCCCACACCAAGTAAACTTATGGATTCTATGATAAAGCCTAATGCCTTAACAGCATAATCAGCCACTGTGCCAAATACTTCTCCGAAGTTTTCCTGTAATACTGTTCCCACACTTACTATGTAATCTCTTAATGTGAGAACTACATCAATCACAGTTGCTATTGCTGTGGCACCTGCTTTTAATCCTGCCACCAGTGTTTGACCTACGGTTTCACCAAATGCTAATACTTGTTCTTTGTTGTCCCTGAACAAGCCCACCATTTCTGTTAAGAATGTTTGGAACTCTGGTAATATAGCACTACCAACACTATCCGCAAATAATGTAAATGCGTCACCTGTTTGTGATAAAGCACCAGTGAGTGTTTGGTTTAATAGTTGTGAAGCACCTTCAACAGTTTTACCATATTCCAAAAGTTTTTGTCTGGTTTCTTCAACACTATATGTGACACCTGCTTCAAATCCAGCCGCCGCTAAAACACCTTTTTCCCTAAATATGTCTGCCGCACCGGCACCAGCACTAAAGGCTCTTTGAAGTTGTCCTGCCGCATCTTCAAAACTCAAACCCATAGCACCTGCTATGTCAGCCGCTAATAGTGTGTTCTTTTCTAAATCACCTATACTGGTGCTAACTGTTGCTAGTACTGGTTGAGCACCTGCTAATGCTTCAAAACTAATGGGTAAGTCTTCTGCTGTTTTCTTTAATCGTTCTAATACTGCTGAACCTTTTTCAGCACTACCTGTAATAGTTGTTAGAACAACTGATATGTCCTGAAACTGCTGTGTTGCTCCTATGGCACTGCTTACACCCTTAAAGGCCGCAAAGGCAGTAGCGGCAACACCTATTTTACTGGCTAATCCGCCAAATAAACCCGCACCACCTTTTGCTTGTCCTGAGAGCCTACCTAAACTGCCCTGAGCACTTTTTAATCCTCTGTTAAAGTTTTTTGTATCTAAACTAAGTGTGACTTCTATGTTTTTAGCCATCAATCTATCCTATCTATATAAGAGTTTACTTCCTGTTCCATTTTGTCCATTGTGGGACTTGTAAACCCTCTAGGCGCCTGTTTACTCCAACCCTTATCCAGCCTGTCAGCATATGGATAACGACTACCTATTGTTGTTTTACCTTCCAGTTTTGTTTTGTTTCTGGCATTTCCGCCTCTGGTAGGTGTAGCATTTTTGAGAGTTTTGTATGATTCTTTCATCACAACACTGGGCATTTTGTGTAAATCTTTTAATAAATCTTTAACCTCTGTTGCGTCTATTTTGAACATTTTTTAATCTCTCTGCTAGTTCATCAGCACCAAACATTTCTGCTGGTGGTGTTTTACCAGATTGTTTATAGTGTTCATATTGTTGATAACTTAAAGCAACATCAAACACTAATAAATCCAGTGTGCTAGCCTGGTCGTTTACTTCGCTTGGCAACTTGCTATATCGTTGTGCCATTGCGTCCAACAGCAGGATACCTCTAGTATGTGGACTATTGGGATCCATCCTGTGGTTCGTCACTTTCCCAGTACTGAACCTACCTCTTTCATAACAGCAGTCATTACATCCATTGGTAATACATTGCCGTCTTTCATTACTTTTTCACCTTTTTCATCCAAAACTATGTCACTAAGCAGTTCAGCATAATCAAAATCTTTGACTACACCAGCGTTTGCTAATCTGTTGAATAAGTTAAGGGGTTGTCTATCCCATATATAGAAATCCAGACTATCACCATATTTTTCCACTATGGTGTCTTCTGTGATTGTGAGTTTTAATAGTTTTGGTTTTGCCGCTATATCTGTAATATTCATTCCTTTATATCCTCATTTCTTGTTTGTAAGTTTAATATGGCACTCAAACAGAATGTTATTCTGCCTTTGGCCTTTTGTATGTCTTTTTCAGCACATTTAACTTCATTCTGTGCTTTGGCTATCTCCATCTCCAAACTCTTCAGTATGTCCTGATGGCTGTGTTGATTCCAAATCTTCATAACCTTTTTCCTCTATATCTGTATTTATATGTTTTGTTGTTTTTGTTTTGTGTTTGACTTCAGTTGTTCTACCCAAAAGTTCTTCAAACTCTTCCATTGTGTATACAACTCTGTTGGAAACAAAACGGTCTTTTTTACCCGCTGTTTTTTTCCAAGCATCAAATCTATCTATTGTGGTTTGTTTCATAAACTCTCCTGAAAAAATGGCTCGCATATTGCTATACGAGCCATAAAGTTATTGTGTTTATACCTCACCTTCTGTGAGCGAACCATCAACTTCCAACACACAACTACTAGTCCAGACTGGACTGTCCGCTGAAACTGTTGGGCTAAGTCCACTGATGTATCCAGCACCAGATAACCATTTGCTACCTGAATCTGTTCCATCAAAATAAACTTTGAAATCCACTTTGGTTTTGTCATTGCTGACACCAAATAGACCTTTTTCCACAACTGCTCCATTGGCACTTAAACCTGCGTTGCCAAAGAATGTGTCTTTGTCAACCACTAAGTTTAATGTCACCTGGTTTGTTGCTGGTGTTGTGACTACTTGTTCATCACCTGAAGATAATATCTTGAAACGAAAAACGCCTGTAGAGTTGTTGATTGTCACATCTTGGATTTGAGGGACCGCTAACACATTGGCTGCCACGCCGATTTGACCTTCTGGGGCCAACTCAACATATGCTTCATCGCCTGCTGACACATTTATTACTGCCATTGCTTTCTCCTATTTTTCCTTGTTATATTTCTGTAAATCTATACTCTAAAGTATAAATCTGTTTATCCACTTGAATATCAGTAGAAACTTCGCATTCACTAGTAGTGACATTTGCTATATTTCCTCTGGCATCAAGCATTGCCTGTATAACATTTGATGTGTTATTTGGAAGTGTTTTGGCATCTACGCAAACATAAGCACTTATGGTTCTGTCTGTTTGAAAAACATCCTGAGCATCCAGTGTTTGATATAGTTGAACTATTTCTGTTTGCTCTTCACCAAAATAAATGGTTTTCATATTTTTCACATAAAGATTTTCACCACCACTAACCCAAGGTAGTTCGCTACTGATTGAAAAACCAGTGTCTGCTACCTGAGTAGTGACATTTGCTATCAAGTCGTTCCTAACTGCCATTACCTAATCCTGGTTATGGGTTTTCTGCCTCTGCTTCTGCGAGTTGCTTGAAATCTAACCATTTTCTCATCATCCTGAATGCTTCCGTCCGAATCCGAATCATAATAATCAAAGATATTTGTGAGTTCTGTGAATAAGTCGTTAAACTTGTTATCATAGAACTGAATCTTTTGAACTTCTGGCGATTCTGGATTACCAAAATCCGCTATTTTGGGCAACAGGTATTCCTTTAATACATACGCAACGCACATACTAGTGAAATCTGCCTGTCTTGACAAAATAAGATTTGGATTGAAATCTGGTATTGTTTCCAAACTGCTATAACCTTGAGTTGTAGCATATCCCAAATATTCTCTCCATCTCACACTGGATTTTATTTTTTGATTTATTCTGGTTGTTGCCGCTGTGGCTAAATCATCAAGA